CCTGATCCTTTAGTCGATCTATTTAATTTCACAGTAAGCACTTTTAAAGCTTCAATAGGAAGAAAACTTAAACCAGTAGAATGTCATGATATTGTTTGTAAAACTGCAGAAATTGTTGTCGTGGGTGGTGTCCGCCGTTCTGCTCTTATTAGTCTTTCTAATCTCAATGATCGTGAAATGCGATTCGCCAAACATGGTGAATGGTATAAAGACAACGTACAACGGGCACTTGCAAACAACTCAGTTAATTATAAAGAAAAACCAGATGTTGGAACTTTCATGCGAGAATGGTTATCTCTCTATGATTCAAAGTCTGGAGAACGTGGTATATACAGTAGTTTAGCAAGTAAATATCATGTAAATCAACTAAATAGTAGAAATAGGGATAAAAATGGCACATACATTCAACGAAGAGTGGGGAGAGATGATTTCGGCACAAATCCTTGCAGCGAAATCATATTACGATCCAGAGAATTCTGCAACTTGTCCGAGGTCGTCCTCAGAAGCAACGACACTTTGCAGTCTATCAAAGACAAGGTTAGGATTGCGACTATCCTTGGAACTTTCCAATCCACTCTCACAAGTTTCAAATATCTCTCAAGAGAGTGGAGTAAAAATTGTGAAGAGGAGCGATTACTGGGAGTCAGTCTTACCGGAATCATGGATTGTGCCCTGACAAATGGTTCAAAAGGCAACATACAAAAAACATTAAGTGAACTACGTGAAGTTGCAGTTAAAACAAATGAAGAGTATGCAGATAAATTAGGGATTAACCGTAGTGTATCTATTACGTGTGTTAAGCCGTCTGGTACTGTTTCTCAGCTTGTTGACTCTGCTTCTGGTATTCATGCCCGCCATAACCCCTTTTATATTAGAACTGTAAGAGCGGATAATAAAGACCCCCTTTGTAAAATGATGAAAGCAGAAGGTTTTCCGAATGAGCCGGATATTACAAAACCTGAACACACAACTGTCTTTTCATTTCCACAAAAGAGTCCAAAAGAGGCAACTTGTAGGAATGACATGACTGCATGGAAGCAGTTATCACTATGGCACACATACGCAAAAGAATGGTGTGAACATAAACCAAGTGTGACAGTATCCGTCAAGGAAGATGAATGGGTCAATACGGCTGCATGGGTCTATGAAAATTTTGATGACATAAGTGGTATTAGTTTTCTACCATTTAGTGACCATACTTATAGGCAAGCACCGTACCAAGATTGTACTGAAAAAGAGTACGATGAACTATTAAGTAAAATGCCAAAGAAAGTCAATTGGGGCACTTTGGCAGAATTTGAAACTCAAGATTATACTAGTTCTAGTCAAGAGTTTGCGTGTACTTCAGAGAAAGGTTGTGAAATTGTTGATATTTCTCCACAAGCTACACCATAGATAATGAGAATATCAAGACATTTAGCTGGAGTAGCCATGTCAATAGGTCTTAAAGATAAATTTAATATGTGGTTAGATGATGTAAAAGATAAACTTTTTAATGTCTTTGGTCGTGACAAAATAGAAAAAGAAAATTTATACGAAACTAGATGGGTGTGGTATCATACTCTATTAGTTATAGAACTGTTTATAATAATCATTTTATTGTGGTATATTGCTATATGAAAACTGAGACTAAACATTTTTTTATGAAGGTCATAGCGGGGTGCCTTATTTTAGGGCTTATATGTTTTCTTATGTTCTTTTTTGTCAAGGGAGTAAGAGCGGAAGCGGTAGGTGCAGATGAACTGAATAAAGCAAGGAAGCAATTTAAAAATGAACCTTTCATTAAAGTTCCTAATGATGAGTGGCCAAGTCAAGTTATTTTTGATACTATTCATGTGTGTTATCAAGGAACTATAAGATGGATAGCAATGGGCAATCCCAATCTTATGAGTACGACACCACCGTATCCCGTTCAGAGACTTATGACTGTTCATTGTTTTTGTGTATTAGACAAAATCAGGACAGAATATAAGTTTTCGATATGGACAAAAATGCTTTTTGGGGATAATCCGATGGAGCCTGTAGTCGCACCTAGAGAGTTTATGGAAAAGGCCATATATTGTATTAGAGATCATAATACTTTGGCTGGAGTAGTTTTACTAGATCAAGACACGATAGATAAATTTTTAAATGATAATGAAACTAAAAATAACACAAAAATAGAGGTAAAACCACCTGATAACAATTCTGGGGAATCAGACTCAACACCAGAGCAACCAAAGGAATTGCCTACAGAAGATGCGCCTCTGTTAAACTTTTAACAAGGAAAAAATGGAAAAGTTAAGACGAGTATTTTTGTTATGCTTTTCTATATTAATATTCTGCGGTGTTTCGGTACAAGCCATCACCAAAGAAGTCATAGAAGAGGTAAGAAAATCGGTAGTATTGCTATCGATAAACAAATTAGAAAATCCACCTGTTGACGCCCGTAATGGATTGTGTTCTGGAACAGTCATCAATGAACAAGGTCATATATTGACCAATTTTCATTGTGTGTATGAACAGAAAACAATGAATATGTATTATTGGGATGAGGAGGATTGGCATGAATATACAGTAAAAGTAATTGGTGAAGATCCATTAGCCGATTTGGTTTTACTTGAAGTAATTGGACTAAAAAGAAAAGTCCCATACTTAAAGTTTGCTAAAAAGGAAGACATACATTTAGGAGTAGAAATCTTTGTATTAGGTCATCCGATGGGAATGGCATGGAGTCTATCAAAAGGTATTATTTCTAGTACTGAAAGATACTCAAGACACCCTTATATCAAATCAATTCAAGTAGATGCCGCAATCAATAAAGGAAATTCTGGTGGACCCGTAATCAATGAAAAAGGTGAAATCGTAGGAATTGCTACATTGATGGTATCGCGAACAAATCAAAATGCAGGAGTTGGGCTAGCAGTTAAGGGTGACCTTGCAGAAAAATCACTTGCCGTGATGTTAGAAAAAGGTAAAGTAAATCGTCCAGCATTAGGGGTTATGATTATTCCTTTGTTTGGGAAAGCCAACCAAAGAGAAAAAATATTCAAGGATAATCCTGATATAAATACATCAATCCCCAATACTTACGGTTTAATGATAAGTAATAAAAATAAACCAACCGATCCTTTACCTAAAGGATTAAAAGCATGGGATACCATAATAGGTATTAATGATATTGCTATCAACAATGATATTGAATTTGCTGAGCAGTTGGGAAAATATAAAATCGGTGATACAGTCAGTCTCAATATTCTTAGAGATAAACGATTTATACAGGTCGACAACATTACTCTAAAAGTATTTCCTGTTCCAACCAAGTTAATGTATGGACAGAGAGCTCTGACAGTACCGATCCCAAACAAAAAGAAAAATTAGAGGCAGGAGATGGAAATATGCCAGTAAATATAATCTGGGAAGATGGAGATGCTACAGTATCTATATTATGTGATGGATGTGATAAAGAATACGAGATTATATCAAAAGATACTACAGGGTTAGAATTATGTTCCTTTTGTGGACATTACCTTGAAGTAGATAGTGAAACGGGTGAAACAGATGAATCAGAAGAAGATAGCTGGGATTGATTATTCATTAACTTCACCAGCAATATGTGTATATAAGGAAAAAGATGATGGATTTTTTGATTTTGATAGGTGTATGTTATATTATCTATCTAATAACGAAAGACAACAACAACTTGCCTCCGGGTGTGGGGTAAGTAATCTTATTGCTGAACGCTATCCTGAATGGGAAACCGAAGAGGAAAGACATGATGCTCTTTCCTCTTGGGTTATGTTGTTAATTCAAGGATGTAGTGAAGTTTTTATTGAAGGATATGCTTTTGCTACTTCTGCGCAAGCTGGTGTTCGTTCAATAGCAGAAAATACTGGACTACTAAAGCACAAAATGTGGAAACAAAAAATGTCATTCAAGACTTATCCCCCTACTGTAATCAAGAAATTTGCAACAGGGAAGGGCAATGCAAACAAAGAATTGATGTATGATGCCTTTGTCGGTGAACTCTTAACTCCCACAGACCTCAAAGAACGATTAACTCCCCGAGCAAAAAAAGTAATAAATCCGATTAGTGATATAGTAGATGCCTATTTCATAGCAAAATGTGGTGCAGAAGGCATGTTATGACTGATAAAGAACGAAAGCAAATTGCTAATCGAAAATACTATGAAAAGAACAAAGATCGTCTTGCTGAGAAATGGAAATATGATGATAATCGAAAAGAATATTTAAAAGAATACTACAAGAATAATAAAGAAGCTATTTTAGAACGTGCAAAAGAATGGAATAAACGTAATAAAGAAGCAAGAAAATTGATCATGGAACGTGAAAAGAGAAGTAAATTGAAACCTTTTTGGGAGGTTAAGCCCACTAAATAGTCATGAACATAAAAGACTTCCAAGAACTTATTGATTTGACAGACTATCTTGCTGTATCAAATGAATATCTCATCCGCAAATTTACAGAAGGCGGTAACTACTTGATCATTGACACCTATGGTGATTTCTTAATACTAGAAAGAGATGAAGTGGATACTGTTACGAATATAATTTGGAATGACCTCTATGGTCCCTTATCAGAAGAAATCCCACACATCTTAAATTAATAAACACTTGACTTTCCTGGCTTGTTGTGTTATAATATAACTAGAGAATGAGAGAAGAATTATGTTAGAAAATGCAGTTGAAGCAGTAGGAAATTTTGATGTAGCAATGGACGGTTTATATGTTATTCGTGAAGGCGCCTTTGGATTCTTGACAGAAGCGAAAGAATCACCTTATACTTGGATGTTTGCGGCATCTGTTGTCGCTGGAGCATTACCCCTAGCCTTAGTATTTTTTGGCTTTGGATGGGTAGAATGTGTTAGAATAGACTGTGGATTAGTATCACTAGGAGGATAAATGGAAACAGATCAAGATATTACAATTCTTGATATACCTACGGCCCACTCATTTACATCAGAAAAGATATATCATTTTGTTTGTGGAGAATGTAAAAATTGGTGGAGTCATGCAACTGATATGGTTTATAGGCGAGGTCAAAATATGTCTTGTCCTCATTGTGGGGAGAAGAGAGGAATTGTTAAAAAAGACGGAGATGTAAATCCCCGATGGGAAAGAGATGTAACATAAATGGTAAGAATATTTCAATATAGAAAAAATAGTGTCGAAAAAAGAACAAGTATAGGCAAATCTAAAAACACAAAACCAAAAAACAAACACAAGAAGAAAAATTGGAAAAAGTATCGTGGTCAAGGACGATGATGGAAACTACCATTATATATCGCCAGAAAATAGAGACTTTGAACTAGAAACTTTTCTTACAATAAGATATGACAATCACGGACAAGAAATCGGACTTCATGATCCAAATAAAAAGAAAAGATCAAAGGGCGGATGGACAACATATTTTGTACGAGTAAAACAAAAGCAAAAATAATTTTGGATTTAATTTGTCTTAATTTAATTCAAATGATATTGACAGTTTGTATTATTGTCTTAATGACTTCTTGTGCGTCTGATACTCGCCCTCCATTATGGTTACGAGCGATAGAGACATTACCACAAGTAGAAGGTTTCAGTAGAGCGGGATTATTTACTATAAACGATAAAATATATGTACAATTTTGTGATCCAAACGGAAATCAGATATGGTTGAGGTATAATGAAGGCAAACATACATGGAGACAGAGTAGGTATAATTCGCAAGGGTGTGTAGATGGTGAAAGAAGTACGGGACCAGTCGAATGATACTGAAGTTATAGACAGACCGCCTAAGAAAAAAAGAGAACCAGAAAAGCCTGGCAGGTTTGCTGTGGTTTTACACAATGATGATTTTACTCCAATGGAATTTGTAGTGTATGCTCTACAAGAAGTTTTTAATCATCCACATGAACGAGCTGAACAAATTATGTTAAATGTACACAAAGAAGGTTTGGGTGTCGCGGGAATATATCGTCTTGAGATAGCCGAGACCAAAGCATACGAAACGGCAGAATTAGCAAAAGAAAATCAATATCCTTTAAAAATAACAATTGAGGAGATAAAATAATATGTCATTATATTCTAGATTTTGTGCATGGTTATCAGGGTGGCCGGAATCTAAAGAAAATAAAAAAGAAAGAGAACAGATATATCTTTTTGCAGAAGAAGAAAGAAATATCAGAGAAAACAATAAGAACATAGGGAAAAAATCAAATAAAAAAACTGAGATCATGAACTAATGAAAGCAATACTTGAATTCAATTTACCAGCAGATGAAGAACAATTTAACGTAGCATCAAAATCAATGGATTGGGCATTACTTGCTTGGGACCTAGATCAAATGGTACGGAAATTGGTGAAATATCACCCTGAAGAATATGATACTAAAACATTAGAACATATTCGGGAAGAAATATACAATATAATGGAAGAAAAAGGATTACAATTTCCAGCATAAGGTACTTACATGCCAGATAAAGTATATCTACCTATGAATCCAGAAATGAGAGATGAACTCCGTTATGCGATGAATACTCAATTTCGATATAAACTCTATAGAGATATAGTATTTCCTTTTCTTCCGTCTTTAGGTGTAACCCATATCATACAAGGATTTGAAGCAAAAGAGGAAATGGGATTCGTTGGAGTGTTACACCTGTGGTATGAAAATAATTCTGGTAAACTTTCTTGTCAAACTAAAGATAAACACTTTGTAGCTGGAGACTGGAAACATGAATGGTATGATCGTCCAGAAGATGCAATCAAGTTAGCAATACAAATTCAAGAAAGCAAACCCTATAATGAAAATAAATTAATAGAAATTGCTATACAATATGCCAGAAAAGCAGCAGATAAACAAGTAAAGAAGTTAGTTGAAGAACAGTTAGAAAACGAAGAAATACCACCAAAATTATTAAATTGAAAGGATAATATGGGTATTGGATTTAGTGCAATATGGAATGGTCCAAGTTTCTTGGAGAGAAAACCATCAGCTCTCAGAATGGCCGCAAGAGATGGCCTAGCAAGAAAGAAACGTGATAAGTCAGGAAAACTAAAGGCAAGAGAACATTTTGCCAAAGATTGGGATAAAGACTTATGGGATTAAATTCCCAGAAAGGAGGGTTTTTTGAGAGGAAAACTTTTCACTCATTGGATGAGGATAGAAGTATTCGTTTTAATAATTTTCTTATATTTTATTATCTATTTAATCTGGTAATTATTTTTATCATACTTCTTTTTTTATTGCTATCAACATAGTATTTATACATTTGCGTTTTTGACATTATGAGATATATTTTTGGTACATTTGTATTATATTGTATAGGATGGTTAGGCGGTGATGTTTTGATATCTGCTCTCTGGATAGGAGCAGCTTATGGATTTATAGACTTTATGCAACGATGAAAGTATTAATTTTTGGATTATCAGGTTCAGGTAAAACGACATTAGCAAAAGAACTTGCATATCATTTTCAATTACCACATTATAATGCCGATACGATACGAGAATTACACAATGATTGGGACTTTAGTGAGTCAGCCAGATATAGATCGGCACGTAGAATGGCTAAGTTTGAATTTGGTATTCTAGATTTCATTTGTCCATTAGAAGGCTTACGAGCATCACTAAACCCAGATTATTGTATTTGGATGGATACAATTCGTGAATGTAAATTTGAAGACACTAATCAAATGTTTGAGAAACCAAATTTGTGGAGAGCTACAGAGTCATCTAGTAATATAAGAATAACGAGTTGGGAAGAAATTGAAACCTTATGGCTCGCTATGGAAGACTTTAAACCTGGAATTAAAGGCATAAGTTCATTTTTACAAGAATGTAATAATTTTATATCAGTCAACAAATAAAGGATATTAATGAAAGCAACGGTATTTAGTACAACGAAATGTGTTTGGTGTGATAGAGTAACAGTAATGTTAAAAGACGCTAAAATAGAAGTAAATAAAATTGATATTACGGAAAGCCAAGACAATTTTAAACAGATGAAGGCTTGTGTAGGGAAAACAAAAATGAATACTGTTCCCCAAGTAGTTATTGATGATGAATATATCGGTGGATATACAGAAGTAGAAAGATTTATAAATCACTTATAGAAAAAGAAATGGGAACAGGAATAATAGAAGCGTGGTTATGGAAAAATATAATTTATATTCTATGGATCAATGCTGTCATACAACATTGGGGACAACCTCATGGGTTTTAATTTTTTTACTACTTACATCTTGTGCCTATCGTACAGAAATACGTTGTCCGTCTGGTTTAACTATGAAGCAAGTAGATAAAAAGTGTGATTTTATTCAGCATGGAAGTACAAGTAAATGGATATTAAAAGAAGAATATAAAAAAGAATAAGGACCTAAGCATTCTGAGTAAGTGGTAGGAGTGGTCAGAGGTAGAGGAAAGCTTCGTTGAGTGGACTTCTAGGGTAACTTCCCCTTCAATGACTCTGAGGTAAGAATGTTATGTGAGTGAGTTGCAATTAAGTCCCTGTCATTTCAGAGATGATATTCAATTGCACAGACAAGAGCGGTGATGACGATTCGTGAGAAGTTCGCAGACCTAAGGTTTTTGCTGTCGAAGGCTAAGGATGAACTCATGGTTCCTTTCATTATATGAGGAGTAAAAATGGCAAGAAAAGTACTTAAAGAAGTTATGTTTGAAGATGAAGAGTTTGAAACCTGTATTAAATGTGGAAAACTAACAGCTATAGAGAAAACATCTAATGTTGTATTTCGTTCTGGATACATAGAAGGAGCAGGACAATTATGTTTCGAATGTTCTCAAACAAAGAAACCACATAAGGATACAATAAATGGATAAGGCAATAACAACATATATTGCAGTACTCAAGGCTGAGATAGACCACTTGAAATCAAAACTTGAACCTCATGATATGGGGCATATTCATACTACTATTTCTACTTTACAACATCGTGTTAAAGAGTTAGAAGGTGGTAATAGAAGATAAATCTATAGAAATTGCTGGTAATAGACTAGTATGGAGACACATACAAAAAGAGAACCAAAGGATGATTCTCGACCCATTAGGTTATGATGCCATAAAAGATATAGATGAAATACACAGTAGGAATAGGCGTAGGACGGATGATCCTTACATCAGAGCCACTACTGAAAAAATAGCTCACCATTTTCCAGAAATCGATGATGCCGAAAGGAGATAATATGAGCAAACATAAAGTAGGTAAACGTAAGAGTAAACGAACTAAAAAACAACCAAAATGTACACTATGTAACCCTTTCCGATGGTTAGGGAATACTAAAGGCAGGCACCGACATTCGTATTATAGACAACAACATGAAATGGATATTAATCATAGCGATAGCATTGAATTTTAGTGGATGTGCACGTGACGCAACAGCAGAAGACTCTACCGCAGTCACACCTGCTGAACAATCATTAGAGAAGACTACTCTTACCAAGGACACATCCAAAGAATGGGTTGCAATAGTCATGACATGGAACCCTGTCAATTATACAATAGATAAAGAATTTTCATCTGAAGTAAACTGTTGGAACTACTATGATAATGGTGCAGGAGAGAGCAAAATGCTCAATAGCTACGGCACACAAATTCTAGACCATCAAGGCAATAAGCCTGACGCAGAATACATGAAAAAACATCGCCCAGCACACCGAGTATACCCAACCAGAATGTACAAGAATAACGGCGATTGGATGGTCTGGTTGACCTGTGACCTGAGAAGTAGACATCCCGAACTATAATAAGGAGAGATATGTGGATAATTAAATATTGCGGGTCTTGAAACTATAGACCACAAGCAGAAAGTCTTTCTGTTGAAATGAATAATGCAGGACTTACTACCACCTACGAAGAAGGTGAGAAAGGTCAATTTGAATTGTTTAAGGATAACGCCTCATGGATGAGAGAAGATGTACGTGACGGAATACCCAAATTCTTCACTCTTGAACACGTAGAAAAAAGACTGGGTGGACTAGGAGAGTACTAATAATGCCAGAAGATACACAAAAAAACAAGATTCAAATACTCATTAATGGAAAAGAGATGCCATATTCACACCAGAATATGGTAGCAGCCATTAATAGCTTTCTTCCTTATCTGACAAATGATGATTTAGATGAATTCACTAAAGTTTTCCATACGACAAAAGACCATAGACGGCAGAAAGAATATCTATCAAAGCTTGAGACATTAAAGCATTCATGGCCCTATCCTGACACGATTCAACAGCTAGAAAATGATTAGTAGTGATGCCCATACCAATAGAGAACAATTCATGGGACTACGTACAAGGACTAATAGAAAAAGAAATCAATTCAGCATTTAAATTACGCATTACAAAAGAGGACGATAATAAAATGAAATTCGAAGAAGACCACCCATATATGAAACGCCTAGATGAGGCACTAAAGCAATACTCTGTAGTTAAGGTAATTGATGACAATGGAGCAGTACATGGACATGACTTTGAAGAGATGAAACAGGTAATCCTAGATACTCTATTCACGAATTATCTAGGGGAGACTGTGAGGAAATGAGTTATAGACCACTACCCGATTACCTTACAATTAAAGAGTCTTCTATTAATGGACTAGGACTCTTTGCAACAGAGAAAATTAATGCCAATGCATTAATTGGAGTTACACATCATCGAAATGAACGCTCTGAAGATGGATACATTCGTACCCCTTTGGGTGGATTTGGAAATCATTCTGATGATCCCAATTGTAATAAAATATTAATGGAAGATGGTTCGTTCTGGATTAGTGCCTCAAAAGACATCGAGCCAGGAGAAGAACTGACTTGGAGTTATACCTTATATTCAATAGAAAATGAAAAAAGTTGACCCTGAAAGATGGAACGAAATAGTCCAGAGGATGAAGGACAAAGAAAAAAGGAAAATAATGGAAAATGAAAAGAGTAGAACAGACAAAGAACCTGCACATCGCGACCTGATTGAAGCCTTAGAAAAAAGGGTAGAAACCTTAGAAAAAAAACATCAAGACCTGATTGATAATATACGAATATTCATGGTAAATGACGAAGAGAAGGAATAATACAATGGATAGTAACGTAGAGAAAGTGATCACCCAGCTCCGTACAAGAGAAGAAGAAGGTCTCAGAAAGTATGGTGTAAACACGGAACGTACCGATCTCACCTCATTAGAGTGGCTACAACATCTCCAGGAGGAGCTGATGGATGCCTCTGTATACATAGAAAAACTAAAAAACGAAATAAAAGAAAATGAAAAATAAATCTATATTCAAGTCTCTGGCAGAGCTATGTTATGCCAAAGCAATAAGAGAAGAAACAGAGAAAAGAATCACAGCCAAATACCTTAAACGTATCGACTATCTAGTGGGTTGTAACAATGAACTCATGAAAGAGCTAGAACAATATGAGAGAGTAAGTATGAAAGAAACCGTATAAAAGGAGGAATACAAAAGAATGCCAAAACATAAACACTTAATCATTAGGGCTGAAGTGAATAGCCCACCGATAAGTGAAAAGGAAATTAAAAAATGGCTTCGAAATGTAGTAAAAAAA